GGGGGGGGGGGGCGCAAGACTGGCATGCGGAATAATTAAATAACAAACAGCCTAAAGCAATCACCGTCATAGCTGGCGGTGATTATCAGCGACCAATAACCACAACCTGACCACCATCCCCTTCATCTGCCGTGCTGATCTCCTGAGAGACCACACGTGACCCCACGCGCAGTTCACCGTACAGAACAGGCAGAACATTGCCCTGGGCAACCAGGTTATCCAGAGAGGAGAAATAGGTGTTCTGCTTACCATTATTCGTTGTCTGTGTTCGGGGAGTTTTGGGTCTGGGGGCCAGCATCTGGGCCACACCGCCAAGCGTCATACTGGCACCGAGAGAAAACAGCAGATTACTTGCCATAATTCCCACCCCAGGCATCCATATAGCAACCGCCATAACAGCTGCGCCCAGCACGGCCTGAAACACGCCGCCACTTTTGGCTCCCGCCAGGCGCGGCACAATATGGATCACGGCACCATTTGACAGCGGTTCATTAAGACGGGCTGATAATTCAGTTTCACCTGTATCACGCCCGGCAATGCGTACCTGATACCAGCCGTCGCTCAGTTTCTGACGAAACGCCGGGAGCTGTGTGGCCAGCGCCCGGATGGCTTCAGCCCCCGTTTTCACACGAAGGTCGATGCGGCGGCCAAATCGTTGTAAATCCCCGTAAAGGCAGATGCGTGCCATGCCCGGTGACGCCAGAGGGAGTGTGTGCGTCGCTGCCATTTGTCGGTATACCTCTCTCGTTTGCTCAGTTGTTCAGGAATATGGTGCAGCAGCTCGCCGTCACCACAGTAAATGGCGGCATGATTCGGCACCGATGAACCAAAACAGCACAGCAGCACGTCGCCAGGCTGCGCCTCTGTCAGTGCGACACGGTAAAAACCAGTCGCCTCCATATTGTCAAGATAGAGATTCTGACCGTTACGCCACCAGTCATCCCCGCGATGAAAATCCGGCATCTCAATCCCCGCCAGATGATAAGCATCCCGGAACAGCGTGTAACAGTCCGTCACCCCGTGCTCAAAGCGACGCCCGGTGAGATGCGGCACACAGCGGAACTTGTGAATCGCCCCCCGGCAGACCAGCCACCACGGCAAATCACTCTGCACCTGCAGCCGCCGGTCAGCCTCACTCAGCCAGGGCAGACCACCGGGGTGGCTGTGGACCAGCGCCACAATCTCACCCTGCATTTCTGCCTGCAGCCAGTCTTCCGGCGACATACGGAAATACGCCTCCGGCTCACCGGAGATATTCACGCAGGGGAAATATCTTTCCCCCTCCGGCGTGCTTACCACGAAGCCGCACGACTCCGCTGGCGCACATCGTCTGGCGTGCGCCAGAATCGCTGATTCTGTCTGTGTCATGGGATTTACTGCGAAAGTTTGTTAATGGAAAGGAAGCCGCCAAAGTTGCCGACGTTATTGCGGAACTTACAACCGCTCAGGCATTTGCTGCATTTATCCTTCGTGATATCGGACGTCGGCTGGTCATATTCATCCGCGACCGCCGGACCGTGATAACCGCACTCATCGCCGCGATAGGTCCAGGTGCAGGTGTTGGCCAGCATGATACGTCCAGGAAAAACAGCGCCGTCCGTTTCCGTCGGCGTGGACAGTACAAAAGAGGCACTCACCGCGCTCAGTTCGCTGCACTGCTCGATGCGCCAGCGACTGATCACCTCCTGCTCCGGATCGGCGTCGCTGTTTCCGTTGACGAAGTTCACCGCATCCAGAAAACGGGCGTAAACCTTACGCCGGACCACCGTTCCGCCGACCAGACTCTGCATATCTTCCACCATACCGGTGACCATGCCGTACAGGTTAGAGACTGCCAGCGTGGGCCGCGTACTGGTGCCTTTGCCATTCAGTTCAAAACCACTCCCCTGAATGGGATACGGCTGATACTGTCTCCCCTGCCAGGTGACCGGCTCACCTTTTTCGTTCTGCTCATTACAGAAAAAATAACGTTCTCCACCGACCTCTGTCAGATCGATTTCCCAGAGCACCACGCTGGCTGACTGCTCCGCACGGGTGCATTCATTCAGTGTTTCCTGCCGGATATCCTGCATCAGTTCACCACCTGTTTAAACTCTGCGCTGAACTCAACACGCAACATACTGACCTGCGACGACCATTTTGCGCAGGTCACCTTTATCTGCCTGTAACCATAAGGCGGCGTCCACAGAAAAGCCTTCCAGCCCCCGTGCTCAGCCAGAAACGACTCCAGCGCCGTGGCCTCCTCACGGGAGACAGACAGCGTCACGCTGTACGTTTTCAGGTCAGCGTTCAGCCCGGCAGGCGCACGCTGGGAATAGCCATCACCAAAGCGCACCTCCCTGACGGAAGGAGCCGATGTCACATCCATCCCGGGTTTCACTTTCCAGCGGAAGGTTTTCATCGTCCACCTCCGGAGAACAGGCCACCATCACGCATCTGTGCCTGAATTTCATCACGGGCACCCTTGCGGGCCATGTCATACACAGCCTTCAGCGCCTGTGGTCCAATCTGCCCGTTCGTGCCGTCGTTGTTAATCACCACATGGTTATTCTGCTCAAACTTCCCGGACGCCTGCGACCGGCTGTCCGCCAGACTGCCCGGTGTACCGACATAACCGCCGGTGGCATAGCCGCGCATCAGCCGGTAAAGATTCCCCACGCCAATCCGGCTGGTTGCCTCCTTCGTGAAGACAAATTCACCACGGTGAACAATCCCCGCTGGCTCATATTTGCCGCCGGTTCCCGTAAATCCTCCGGTCGCAAAATGGAATTTCGCCGCAGCTGCCTGAATGGCTGTACCGCCTGATGCGGATGCGCCGCCACCAACAGCCCCGCCAATGGCGCTACCGATACTCCCGACAATCCCCACCATTGCCTGCTTAAGCAGAATTTCTGTCATCATGGACAGCACGGAACGGGTGAAGCTGCGCCAGTTCTGCTCACTGCCGGTCAGCATCGCCGCCATATTCTGCGCAATACCATCAAAGGTCTGCGTGGCAGCACTTTTAACCTGCGACATACTGTCCGTGGCACTCTCTTTCCACTCGCTCCAGCCGGACTTCAGGCCTGCCATCCAGCTCCCGCGAAGCTGGTCTTCAGCCGCCCAGGTCTTTTTCTGCTCTGACATGACGTTATTCAGCGCCAGCGGATTATCGCCATACTGTTCCTTCAGGCGCTGTTCCGTGGCTTCCCGCGCTGCCTGCCGGTCAGTCAGCCCCCGGCTTTTCGCATCAATAGCTGCCCGTTTTGCCCGTTGTTGCTGTGCGAATTTATCCGCCTGCTGCGCCAGCGCATTCAGACGCTCCTGATACGTCACCTTGTCGCCAAGTGCCGCCAGCTGGCGTTTGTACTCCAGCGTCTCGTCTTTATGCGCCAGCAGGGATTTCTCCTGTGCGGATAGCTGACGACGTTGTGCCGCCTCCTCCAGTACCGCGAACTGACTTTCTGCCTTCCACAAATCCCGGCGCTGCTGGCTGATTTTCTCATTCGCTCCGGCATGCTTCTCCAGCGTCCGGAGTTCTGCCTGAAGCGTCAGCAGGGCAGCATGAGCACTGTCTTCCTGGCGCTCGCCTGCAGACACCTTCACGCCGGACTGTTTCGGCTTTTTCAGCGTCGCTTCATAATCCTTTTTCGCTGCCGCCATCAGCGTGTTGTAATCTGCCTGCAGGATTTTTCCGTCTTTCAGTGCCTTGTTCAGCTCTTCCTGCCGGGCGGTATATTTCTCCAGTGGCGTCAGCAGGCGCTCATACGCCTTCTGCGCCTCTCCGGTATACTTCAGCTGTGACGACTCACGCTCAGCCCTGTCCCTTGCCGCCAGTTCACCGGCTTTTTCCATATCCGACTGCAGCGTTGCCGCTGCCAGACCCAGACGGGCATTTTCCCGGTCATCCCATGCGCCCTGAAGGTTGGCCCGGAAAGAGGAGGTTTTACCGCGGCGCTGGCTCCGACTCTGGTACCACTGCCATTTTTTATCCGCCTCATCAAATGCCTTCTGCGCACTGGCGAGCATATCCGCTGAGGATTCCGGACGACCGATATCCAGAATGGCATCCCACATCGATTTGAATGCCTTCCCTGTTTTATCCGCCCAGGTCTCCAGTGTTCCCATGTTTTCTTTCAGGCGACGGGTCTGCTCATCAAAGCCTTTCGTGGCGATATCGTTCGCCGCCTGTAAGGCTCCGGCCTCGTCTCCGGAACGCTGCAGCTGTGCAACATACGCAATCTGCTCTGCCGTCACGTTACGGAACTGGCGCGCCATCGCCATCAGCCCCGACGTCGGGTCAGTGGTCAGTTTTCCGATAGCCTCTGCCACCTTGTCCATCTCCACACCGGATGCAGACGCAAAACGCGCGACACTCTGGTTGATGGCATCAAACTGTTCACCACCACGCACACCGGCATTCACCAGGGCTGCCAGTGACTCTCTCGCCTGGTTAAACGTCAGCCCTGCCGCCTGCCCGGCTCTTGAGAGCGTCAGCATACGATCGGCAGTCAGTCCGGCCTGATTACCGGAAAGAACCAGGGTTTTATTAAACGCTGAAAGCGTGGAATCCCCCTGGTACCAGGCGTACGCCAGCGCACCTGTCGCCACCGCCAGCGAGGTGACCCCGACCATCGGCAGGGTGATCGCACCGGCAAGCCCCCTGAACATGGGGATCATCCCGCCGAAGGAGTCCTTCACCTGACCGCCCTGTTGCAGCAGAATAAGCCAGGGATTCTGACCACCGGCAAGCTGCGTGGCGATATCCGTAAACTGTGCGGGCAGGGTTCGCATGGCCGCTTTATACTGCCCGACGGAAATCCCGGCTTTTTGTGCAGCCAGCGCCTGGCGGCTCAGGCCCTGTTCAACAGCACTGGCGGTTTTTCTGGCGTCGGTATCCAGACCTGAAAAATGACGCCTTACCCGGCTCATCTGCTCATCGAAACGGACAGCATCCAGACTCAGGTCAATAACAAGATCACCAACCGGCTGGGACATATCTCACACCTCCCGGAATCCCCGCTGAAGCCATCATTAATGCGGCATCATCCACCATGATATCCGCCACATCCGCAGACAATGAAATATCGCCCCCTCCGTCCCCACCGAACCGGACGCCTCCGGCAAGTCCTGCCGCTTTCTGCATCAGCATTTTGTCCTCATCCGGCCTCTCCACCTGCTCTTCCTCACGCCGGGGGGCAAGCAGGCTGAAGTCCGAGGGATGCATATCCGGATCGCAAAAAAACAGGCTGAGTACGGCGTACGTCAGCCCGGAAAAATGCATATCCAGCTGGGTATCGTGAAAATAATGCGTGCGGTAAAAATGTCGCCAGTCGGCATATTCGGTGGATGTCATCCTGGCAAGCATGGCGCGCCAGTCAGGCCTCCCCATCTCACGCGCCAGTCTGAGGGCAAAATTCAGCTCGCCGTCGAAGACTTTCCCGCAGAAAAATCATCATCAGTAAGCGCGTTATTTTTCGCCACTTCAGTAATATCAGTATCCGGACGAACAGCTTCGATCATCCCGGACAGGCACAACACCACGTCTTCCGCCCGGGCAATGGCATCGGCAGGCCAGGTGGTGAGCACTTCCTGCTCTATCTTCATCACGGCCTCATTCATTGACGGTGACTGCGTTTTCTGTGGATGGTTATGCCACAGGGACATCGCCACCAGAAACGCGCCGGTTCTGACAAGATCTTCCACGCTCACCTGCAGGTTACCGCTGGCTTCAGCCTGTTCTGCACGTCGTTTCAGCAGGGCAAGATGCTCGATACGCTGCAGCGCAGACAGTTCGGAAAGCGTGACGGACACACCGTTATATTCAAATTGTTCGGTTTTCAGAAACATGTATTACCTCCGTTTACCCGGCAGCGCCCGCTTCAGTAACGGTGACTTCAGCTACCGTGGCAAACTGACCATTACCGGAAATCACGGGGATACTCACTTTTCCAGCCTTAACCCCCGTCACAGTGATCACCATATCTTTCACAGCAATGGTTCCCGTTGACGGATCGGCGGAAACCGCTCTGAACGTCTTGTCGGTTGCACTTTCCGGCTCAAAAGAAACAGTCAGGGTGGTTGTTTTTCCTTTTTCCACGGTACCGGATTTCGGCGTCACCTTAATTGCAGTGACCGGCGTAATTTTGCTGCGTTCTTCCGCCACGGAAGGTTTGCCCACGTTGGTCACTTTCACCGTGCGGGTGATCACTTCTTTCGCCGTCACGGCCTTACCGATACTGCTGACCCAGCCACGAAACACATCCACCGTGCCGTTCGGAAAACGGATTTTATAGGCCCGCACATCCCCGCTTTCAAACCAGCCTATAAGCCCTTTCTGACCTTCCTCTCCCGGTTTCCAGGCCAGTGTAAAACTGGTATCACCTGCAGATTTCTGTCCCTGCCCGGTCGCGCTCCAGTCAGCGTCCTCATCATCCAGGTAGTTATCATCGTAGGATTCTGCCGTCATCTCGCCCGGCGTCAGATCCTTCACCTTAGCCAGTCGCTGCCAGTCAGCGTCTGACAACGGGTTTGCATAAGCATCACCCTTGCCGGTGTAAACCCACAGAGTGGTACCGGCACCTTTTACCGGCTCCAGGGGATTTGGTGTTGGCATATCGTCCTCACATCTCGTATGTAATGGAATAAGTCAAATCCGCAGAGCTCCATAACGCCATATCGTCATCACGACGATAGTCATAGCCCTGCTGAACCATCGTGGTAATCATCCCTGCCAGTGCAGGGATCGCGGACATCGCCGGATAAATCCGGGACTCCATCCACGAATCCAGCTCTGAATCCGGCACCTGAGCAGGCAGGAAAACTTCAATATGCAGTGTGGCCCGCCAGGTATCTGCATCCAGCTCTTCACCGGTATACTCTGCATCCGTCAGATAAACTGCGACCGCCGGAAAATCCTCTTCGTCAAAAACAACGGGGCGACCATCAAACAGCGTCGCCCCGTGTTCATGCTGCTCGAGTGCATCCAGCACTGCGGCACGAATATCAGTATGTTTCATCGTTTTATCGCAATCCTCAGTTGTTGTTTCAGCGCGGATGCCAGTTCTCCGGGCAGGCGTTCACGCCGGATACGGTCAACATTCTCATCAAACGCCTGTTTCAGTGGGGCCGCCATCGGGATTTTCACCACATCAATAGGGTAACGGTTTTTCCCGGCCACACGCTGCATGACATGCCAGCGACCGTTTTTTAATCGCTGAATGAATGCCCGCTGATACCGATGCTGACCGGCTTTAAGTATGCTGTTCGGACGACGGCCCAGCATCCTGATCCCCAGCTTAATCACTGGAAGATCACCGCGGTTAACGATAATTTTTGCGTTCGGATTTCTGACCGTCGCCCGTTTCAGTCTGGACCGTTCCTTAACCAGTTTCCGGCGTACCTTTGTCTCCCGGGCAACCTGTGATGAAGACTGATTAATCGCCGTTGTGGCCACGCGGTTAATGGCCATTGCTGAAGCCGCCGGAATGGCGTTTTTACGAACCCGGCTCAGATTGTCAATCGCCTGATCAAGCCCTTTTATCGCCATAATTTCACCCTGCGTTTATCGTCGCCGGTTAACTGCGGGTGGTTGACCACGGTTGAGCCAGAGATAACAGCTGCCCCCGTCATCCGGAGAAACACGATCCACCCAGAATATCTCACCATTAATGGTCAGCGTGTCACCACGCCGCACGGCACGAACCGTATCCGTCCGCACAAATAATGACGGGCTGCTTCCTTCAATACGGACCCCGCCACCGGCAAACCCCAGCGACTCCGGATCGTCAAAAACACCCTGAACTTCGCCGCCACACTGTACCCCTGAGGTGAACTGCGCACAGAGCCCCATCACTTCAACAATCGTGCTGTCCACCCCGGCAAGGGCGGCATCAAAGGCATTCTGAAAATCACGCATAAACAGCCATTCCGCCATCAACGTGTGTTTTTGCATCTGAGGACATAATCAGAATCACCCGACCAACATCCGCAAGCTCAACGGATTCCCCCGTTTCACCATCAATGCCACAGAGATGGAGGCAGGTCAGAACTCTGACGCGCGTTAACGCACCGGATGTATTCTCACGAACATCATGTTTCGCTGTTTCCCGCTCCCGGATCACCGTATCCCCAACCTGAACATCCTCGCCGGATGACTGCATTTCCTCTTCCCATTCAGCTACCCGCTGCGCTATCTCTGCAGCACTCCCGGATATATCCGGCTCACGCCCCAGAATCAGGGCCAGTTCATCAAGCCGTTTCAGATTTTGCTCTTTCGTTGCCATATCATCCCCCTGTGAAAAAAAGACACGGGAGCATTTCGCCCCCGCTCACGGATTATTTCACCTGTACCACCACAAACTCATCCGGGTCCGGCAGCACCATCAGCGGCGCGGACTGCGTCATGGTGAATTCACGGGCCGGATCGCCCACGGTCTGCCAGTGTTTCGGATAACGGGAAGAGGCCACCACACCTTCGGACAACGCCTGCGCATCCTGAATGGCACCGTAACAACGAATGCCCTCTGCTGCAGTATTCCCCAGAACCAGCGAGCCCTCCGGCAGATAACGTTTTTCGGTACCGTCCTCTGCCACATAAGACGTTTTCGCCACCACAATGGCCAGATCGCCGTAATACCCTTTGAAGGACACCACCGCCCCCAGGTCTTTCACTGCCGTTTCGAGTTGTGAATTTGAGCCGCGACGGGTATCCAGTTTTTCACGGAACAGCTTAAAGCCATTCAGCAGACGCCAGACGATACCGTCCATAATGGCAATATTCACAAGACCGCTGGCCTGGTCGCAGTAGAGGTCAATATCATGTGTAGGATCGAACGTGTCACGATCCTGTTTTGACCACTCCTTACCACTACCCTGAGTGATGTTATTCTTCGTCGACCTGCCAAAATCAACCTCAATTTTCTCGAACTGTTCCCCTTCCATGGTGTATTTGCCATACAGCACGGCATTCACCGCCTGCATTTCTTCCACCTGCACAATAGCGTGCTCTTCCTGTTTGAGGTTATCAGTGATGATACGCAGACGACGGTAGGCCGGGTCGTTCAGCTGAGCCGGATCTTCACCGGGAAGGCGTTCAACCGCCTGCTGGTAATTAAATTCGTGTTTCGGCTTGACGTAGCCCGGACGTAACACGCGGGTTTCACCCCCACGATGACGCAGCACTTTTCCTTCAACGACCGGGGAAACATAGGCCGCCACCGGCGTTTTTCCGGTAATTTTGTCCAGCATCACCTCTTCGGTATGGAAATTCACCGTACGGCGGAAAAACAGTTCCAGAAACAGCGCACGAAATTTAACTTTTTGTTCGGTATAACCGAGCAACTGGCGGGTCGTAAACAATCCCATAAATCAGTTCCTTTCATTCAGAAATAAATATCCTCCGGCATAGCCGGAGGTTTTTCAAATGCGCCTGTAAGGCTCTCTTACCAGCCGCGCCCTAACAGGCGCACACGATCTGACATTTGCATCCAACTTCCTTACTTACGGCCCGTAAACGGGCTGCCCGGATAGGGAATCGATAACTGCTCTCCCATTTTATCCTCTTCAAGCTGGTGCTTTATGTAATCCTGTATCTTCGCCGTGTTCTTACCCACCGTATCGACGTAGTACCCTCTGCACCAGAACTCCCTGTTCCTGTATTTGAATTTCAAATCCCCAAACTGCTCGTAAAGCATCAGACTGCTTTTCCCTTTCAGATATCCCATAAAGCCGGATACGCTCATTTTGGGCGGGATCTCCACAAGCATATGGATATGATCTGCACAGCATTCAGCTTCCAGAATCC